AGAGGAAAAAGAAAATTTTATATTTGCAGTAATAGAACTTTTAAACCAAAGAATTACAATAGATGGACAAGATACAGAATACTAAAGACCTTTCTTTTTACAATAATGCTATATTATTTACTGAATTATTAAATAAAAAAGTAAACAAAAATATAGATGATAAAGAATTGAAATTAATGCAAACATTATTAATTGATATATTTTTTTATGTAAACAATCTACAAACACATTTAGCAAATTGTAAAGTTGCAAATAGCAAATATAGAGAACAACGTAACGATGCTTTGTTAATAGCAGATGAATTAAGAGAGGAGATTGAATGGTCAGAGAACCATTAGGTATAGTTGCCTATTAAGTATATATTTTGTATATTTGATTTATATTAATAATTAAAACAAACAAAATGAAAAACACACACATTAATTTCACACCAAAAGATATTCAAGAGATGAGTATTGAGCAATTAACCAATCTTAACAGAGATTTATTATATGCTAAAGATTTAGTAATGGAAACATTGAATAAAAAACACGGATATTAATAACAATGGGAGGGTAAAACCTCCCTTTTTAAATCAAAACAAAATGATAAAAAAATTCTTACAACAAGACCCAAACAATTGGAAATGGTTAATTTCCTTTTATGTTATGGCACTTATAATAACTATACTATTAACTATAAAATTATGAATAATATATCTAATACAATAAAAGTAGAATACGAACATTTTATATTAGAGGTAGATTATGATTGGAGAAAAGGTAATGCAGGAGATTATTTTAACCCTCCTGAACCAAACGAAACAGATATAAAAAAGGTTATAGTAATTGGTTATATTAATGATGATGGTAATATAGACTACTTAGATACAGAGGTTGAATTTCAAATGTATGACTTATCAAAATCACAAATATTAGAAGAAATACAAAATGATGTAGAAAATTTTATGTAAAAAATTCAGTTTGTTTGTTTAAATTAGGTGTTTAGAAATAGACACCTTTTTTTTTGATTAAATTTGAGAATTAAATACGTTATATAGATATGGAATTAAAGTTAAATATACCAACTGAACTAAACGAAATAACATTAAAACAATATAAAAAGTTTATTAGTATTGGTGAAAACAACCAAGACCCCAATTTTATACAGGCAAAAATGATAGAAATATTTTGTGGTGTCAGTCATAAATTTGCTACACTAATGAAATATAGTGATGTGGAGGAAATTACAGGTATGATAAATAAATTACTAATTCAACAACCTAAATTAGTAACTACTTTTAAAATGGATGGTATTGAATATGGCTTTATTCCTGATTTAGATGATATGACTTTAGGAGAGTATATTGATTTAGACACTTATACAGGAGACAACAATAATATAGAGGTTGCTATGAATGTTTTATATAGACCAATTGTTACAAAACTTAAAAACAAATACGTAATTGAAAAATATAACCCTGATAATAGAGATAAAATGTTAAATATGCCAATGGATGCAGTTGTTAGTTCATTGTTTTTTTTTCTGAATTTAGGACTGGAGTTGTCGGAAATTACCCTGAGTTATTTGAACAAACCACAGAAAATCAATTCGGAGGAGTACAAAATTTTGCGAGAAAATATGGCTGGTATCAGTCACTTTTTGCCTTATCTGGAGGAGACGTTATCAGAATTAAAAATATCACTGAATTAAAATTCCACGAATGTTTTTTAATGTTAGCATTTATGAAAGATAAAAACGAATTAGAACAAAGAGAACTTAAAAAAAAATTTAAATGAGCCAACAAGGTAGTAGGGCATTTTATAATGTTACAGAAACAATTAAAACACAATTATTAGCAGATATTAATGTTAATACTGTCACCACAGGAGATATAACAGAGGTTGATTTACAAAAACAAACCATATTTCCATTATCACATATAATGGTTAATAACGTATCACAAGAGGATGGTGTATTAAGGTTTAATGTTAGTATAATGTCAATGGATATAGTTGACCAAAGTAAAGAAATTACAGTTGATATTTTTGAGGGTAACAATAATTTACAAGATATACTAAATACACAATTGTCTGTTTTAAATAAATTAACACAAATATTAAGAGGTGGTACTTTACATTTTGATAAATACCAATTAGATGGTAATCCAAATATTGAGCCATTTTATGATAGGTTTGAAAATGAATTGGCAGGTTGGACAGCTTCAATGGATATTTTAATTTATAATGATATAAGTATTTGCTAATGAAATTAGATGAATTAAATAAAATGTTTAATGATTTTGGTAAATATATGGTTACTGAATCGCAAAAAAACCTACAAACAGATAAAAAAGGAGGAGGTCCTTTGTATAATTCTATAACTTATGATGTGGATGATAGTAATGGTAAATTTGTATTTACTTTTTCAATGCAAGATTATGGAGAATTTCAAGACAAAGGTGTAAAGGGTGCTGACCCTAGTAAATTATCGCCAAATGCACAAATAAAAGGACAACAAGCACCAAATTCACCATATAGGTTTGGTAGTGGTAGTGCAAAGGGTACTTGGAAAACTTTTGTTCAAAGTGTAGCTGCTTGGGCACAAATTAAAAATATAAGATTAAGACAATATAAAACAGTAAATGGTGTAAGAAAATCTACAGGTAAATTTGCTAAAGGTAATTATGAATCTATTGGTTATGTTATTGCTAAAAATATTTATAATAGAGGATTAAAACCATCATTTTTTTATACCAAACCTTTTAACAAAGCATTTGAACAATTACCAGACGAGCTTTTTGAATCATTTGCTATTGATGTAGAACACGGATTTAATGAACAAATAAATAAAAAATAATGGCAAATAGATTACTTAGAAGTCCACAATATATTACACAAACAGCAAGCTCAACAGTTTTGTCGGTTGTATTAAAAATAACTATTGATGGTACATTAAGATATACTTTAATAAAATCAGCAAGTATAAATGTACCTGTTTTATTTGAATGGGCTGAACTTGCAAGAGATTATTTAGATATTACTTATACAGGAACACCATCAACACAAGCTGCATTTCCAATAGGATTAGATTTAAGATTTTATGATGGGGTTAATGGTACAGGTACACAAGTTGGATTTACATATACAGAAAATCATAATGGTTTTGATGGCTATGGTACTTTTTATGAAGAAGCAAATCCTAATATGAGTACAACTGAATTTCCTGCAATTTCAAATTATACACAATCAGGTAGTTCATCTTTAGGTGCTAAAACATATACTATGTATGCCCCTAAAAATGTAGAGCTTTACGTTCCAAGTATTCTAAATGGTACAGTGGTTTATAATTCATCAGGATATAATGGCACCTCTGTTGTTATAAATGGAACAACTGTAACAATAAATAGAATAGATTGTACAAAATATACTTCTAGCTATGGTTATACTGAACTTAATGGCTCAACAGTAGGATTTAAAGTTAGTTTTATTAATAAATATGGTGCAATACAAAGCGAATTTTTTACATTAAAAGCTATAAGAGATATAAAAGCAAAAAAGAAAACATATAATTCAAATATTATAAGTTCTACAGGTACTTATTCTGTAAATGCACATACCAAACAAAATTATAATATAAATGCAATGCAATCAATTACATTAAATTCTTTTTATGTACCTGAATATTATAGCGAGGTTTATTCTGAAATGTTATTATCTGAAAAAGTATGGGTAAGATATAGGGAAAAAACATCAGGTAATTTTATTACAATTCCAATAAATATAAAAGGTAATAATATGACTTATAAAAACAATATAAATGATAAATTAATACAGTTTGAATTTAATTTTGATATGTCCTTTGATTATATAAACAATATTAGATAATGCAAAAATTACAATTATATATTGGTGGTGAAAGAATAGATTTGTTTAAAGATGAACAGGTTTCATTTAATCAATCAATCCAAAATATAAAAGACCCTGCTAAAATATTTACAGAGTTTACACAAACATTTAATGTACCAGCTTCAAAAGGTAATAATAAAATTTTTAAGCATTATTATAATTATAATATTACTGATGGTTTTGATGCAAGGAAAAAAGTGGATGGGTCAATAGAACTAAATAATATTTCTTTTAAACAAGGTTATATTAAATTAAATGGTGTTGATTTAAAGGTAAATAAAGCATATTCTTATCGTATTACATTTTTTGGTGAAACAGTAAGTTTAAAAGATTTAATAAGTGATGATAAATTAGGTAAGTTATCACAATTGATAGATTATAATTTAACTTATAATTCAACTAATATAAAAGCCAAATTACAAAGTGGTACTGATATTATTACACCTTTAATTACATCAGGCGCTAGTGATGCTAATGAGGATATTAACAATTATTCAAGATTATATTATAATTCATTAAATAGTGCAACAGCAGATGGTAATTTATATTGGACACAAGGAAGTGGAACAAATACAAATGGTGTATTATGGTCAGATTTAAAATATGCTATAAAAATTAGAAGAATAATAGAAGCGATAGAAAATGAATATGTCGGTATAGAATTTACAGATGACTTTTTTACCTCTACTAATAGTGTATATGAAAATCTTTATATGTGGTTACACAGGAAAAAAGGTAATGTACAACAAGCATCACAAATATTAGAGTTCCCTACTTTGGTTAATGGTTTTGGATTACCACAACAATTTACCACTATGTTAAATGGTAGTTCATTAGAGGTTTATTCATCTTGTAACCCTTACAATTCAAGTGTTCCTTGTCCTAATACTTCTTTACCATCAATACAACAAGAACTACAATTAACAACCACATCTAGTGTAGGTTATACTGTTGTAATAAATCGTAATGGTTCTGTATGGGCTACTATACCAAATCTAATAGGTACACAAAGTTTAGATGAGGGTGATATGGGAGTTATGGATGAAGCAAGTTATACAGTAACTATTATAACTACACAAAATATAACATTTTCTAATATAGAATGGACTTTATCAGGTTTTTTTAGTGGTTCTGGTTGGAGTGAAACCTATCAAACAGGTAGTTTTACTGCTACTGCTGATTTTGAGTTTATTATACAGCAACAAATACCAGACATTAAAATTATAGATTTCTTAACAGGTTTATTTCGTATGTTCAATTTAACAGCATTTTATGTTAGCGACCCAGAGGATACAGATTTTGGTAAAATTAAAGTACAAAAATTAGATGATTTTTATGCAGCAGGTACAAGTTATGATATAAGCGAATATGTAGATACTAATACAAGTAAAGTTAATATAGCATTACCTTATAAAGAAATAAATTTCAGATATAATGGAACAGGCACACTATTAGCTAAACAATACCAACAATTACAGGGTAAACCTTGGGGTGCTGAACAATTTACAGGTGACAATACAGTAGGTAATAATTTTGATGCTCCAAATCCAAAATATGATGTGGTTTTACCTTTTGAACATATGCAAATGGAAAGATTGGTCGATGCAAATCCATCCTCACAAAATCAAACAACAATACAATATGGTTTTTTTGTAGATGATAATTTAGAAGCCTATTTTGGTGACGCTTTACTTTTTTATCCAATATTACAAACATCAACTACATATCCAATCTCATTTTTAGATGATATAGGAACAAACCCAATAGTACATAGTAAATTAACATCTTATTATATACCTAGTAATAGTGTAAGTATTAATCCATCAGTAAGTGCTAAAAATATAAACTTTTATTTAGAAACAAATGAGTATACTTTAGATTCGCTTTTTAATGAAACATTATTTTATGAAAATTACTTAACATACATACAAGATATATTTAATAGTAAAAGAAGAATAATAAAATTAACTGCTTATTTACCATTAAAAATTATTTATAAATTAAATATGAATGATAAGCTAATTATAAATAACCAAAATTTCACTATAAACACTATTAAAACTAATTTGATTACAGGTAAAAGTTCAATAGAATTATTAAACGATTTATGATAAAAAATATAATAACATTATTAAAATTTGTTGATTACGAAACAGAGAATATTCGTATAGCAAAAGGTAAAAATAAATTAGCTACAACTTGGAAAGAAGCATTTAAACAAATAAAAGAAAATTACAATGGCAATTAAAAAAGTAATAATTATAAGTGCTGAAACTCAAAAGGCACAAAAGGCATTAGAGGATGTTAATTTAACTATTGAACAACAAGAGGACTTAATTAAAGATACTCGTAGAGAAATTGAAAAATTAGAGGATTTAAGAAATAAGACAAGTAAAAAAGACCAAAATAGAATAAAAGAATATAACGAAAAAATAGATAAATCCAACCAATTATTAAAAAGGACTAAAACAAGGTTACAGGAAAACAAACAGGAAAGAACAAAAAACAATAAAGTATTAAAAGAGAGTGTCAAACAACAAAGAGACCTCACAGGTGTTTTAGGAATTGTTGACAAACAAACAGGAGGTCTTATTAGTAGTTTTCAAGGTTTTACTGGAAGCATAGGTGGTGCCACAAAGGGTCTTGGTTTACTTACCAAAGCATTTATCGCTACAGGTATTGGTGCTTTTGTTTTAGTTGTTACTTCATTAACCGCAGCATTTACTCAAAGTGAGGAGGGTCAAGAAAAACTACAAAGAGGTTTAAAAATGATGGGTGCAGTAGTTAAAAATGTTATGGATGCTTTTGCTGATTTAGGTGAGGGTATTATAGATGCTATTACTAAACCACAACAGGCTTGGAAAAGTTTTAAAGATGGTTTTAAAAAATTTATATCTGACCCAATAGGCACAGTAAAAGAGGTTTATACTGAAGCAAAAGAAGCCGCAACTGATTTTATAGAAGAAACTAAAAAAGAAGTACAAACAATAGATGAGGTGACTAAAGCAAGGCAAAAAGCACACCATATAGAAAGAGATTTACAAGTTGAAAGGGCACAAGCAAATAGAGAAATAAACGATATAAGATTACAGGCAGAGGATAGAGAAAATAAAACTGCTTCTGAACGTATTGCTTTACTTAGAAAAGCACAAGAAATAGAAGAAGATATTACTCAAAAAGAAATACAAGCTAAAAAACTTTTAATTGAAGCGCAAGAAACAGAAATGGAGCAAGGTAAAAATACCATTCAAGATAAAGACAAACTTGCTAAATTACAAGCTGAATTAATCAATTTAGATACTAAAAAACTAAGAAGCCAAAGGTTATTACAAACACAAATAACCACTGCAATAAATCAAGAAAAAGCAGAAAAAGAAAGAAAAAAACAAGAACAAGAAGATGAGCTTGATGTTTTTATTGATGCAGAGGAAAAAAGGCAACAAGCTATTAGAGATATACAAGCCGCTTTTGAATTAGAGGATAAAGAAAGGAATGCTATAACTGAAGAAGAAAAAGCTGAATTAGAAAAAGAAAAAGCAATAGCTGAATTAGATAAATTAGAAGCAAACGAGAAACAAAAAGCGGATATTATAGCTTATTGGAATGGTCAAATAGAAAAAGGTAAAATATTAGATGATAAAAATGAAGCTATAAGAGATAAAGCGGTAATGAATGCTAAATTAGACATAGCTAAAAGAACTATGGGTTTAATTGGTGAAATAGCAGGTGAGGGTTCAGCAGTAGGTAAAGCTATGGCAGTAGGTCAAGCAACTATTTCAGGTATTGAGGGTGTACAAAACGCTTTTAGTACTGCACAAAAGAATCCAATTACAGCAGTATTTCCAGCTTATCCATTTATTCAGGCAGGTTTAGCAGGAGCATTTAGTGCTATGCAAATTAAAAAAATATTATCAACAAAAGCAGATGGGCAAGGAGCTACACCAAATCCAACCCCAAGTGCAGGAGGTGGTGGCGCTGCTGCACCAACAGCATCTATTCCACCAGCGTTTAATGTTGTAGGTCAAGGAGAAACAAGTCAATTAGCAGATGCAATAGGTGGACAAGAACAGCAACCTGTTCAAGCATATGTGGTTTCTAATGATGTTACAACAGCACAAGGTTTAGAAAGAAATATTGTTGAGGGTGCTACTATATAAATACAAAATTTTTAATTAAATACGTTATATTATTATGAAGATTATAGAATTAGTCTTAGACGAAAATCACGAAGATACAGGTATAGAGGCAATATCAATAGTGGAAAACCCCGCTATTGAAGAAGATTTTATTGCATTAAAGTCAGATGAAATAAAACTTGCTGAAATATCTAAAGAGAAAAAATTATTAATGGGTGCTTTACTTGTACCAAATAAACCTATTTATAGGCAAACAGGAGAAGATGAATATTATATTTATTTTTCTAAAAATACAATAGAAAAGGCATCTCAATTATATTTAAAAAATGGTAACCAAAATAACTCAACTTTAGAACACCAACATCAATTAAGTGGTTTAACACTTGTTGAATCTTGGATAGTTGAAGATGATGTAAAAGACAAAAGTAGATTATACAATATGAATGTACCTGTTGGTACTTGGATGGGTACTGTAAAGGTAAATAACGATGAAGTATGGAATGAGTACATTAAAACTAATAAAGTTAAAGGTTTTAGTATAGAGGGATATTTTGCTGATAAGATGGAACGTCCAAAAGAATCAATTGAAGAAAAAATGGAGGTTGAAGCTAATAAATTACTTGAATCAATAAAAAATATTATTAGTGAGAATTAAAAAAAAAATAAATCCAAATAGTCCTTATTTTATACCCGCAAGAGGTGGTCGTATAGGAGGTAGGAGAGCTTGTTTGTGTGTGGATACAAACGACTATTCTATTGAATGTTGCGATGGTAGTTTATGGGCGCAAGGTATTGGTTCAATATCAAGAACAAATTGAAAATGCAAAATTTTAAATAAACCACGTTATATAAATAATTATGAAATCTACTGAAATGTTAGACAAAATCAAGACACTTTTAAACATCGAGGTGAAACTTGAAGAAATGAAATTAGAGAATGGTACAGTTGTCGAAGCTGAATCATTTGAAAAAGGTAAAGACATTTTCATTGTTACAGATGATGAGAAAGTTGCCCTACCGGTAGGCGAATATATCCTAGAAGATTCTCGACTTATAGTTGTAGAAGAAGAGGGGAAAATCGCAGATGTTAGAAACGTATCTGATGAGGTACCACAAAAAGAAAAAAATATGGATAAAGAAATTACTGAAGACTTAGATTACAAAGACGAAGAAATGAGAGACGATGGCAAAGAAGCTGCTGTTAATGATTGGGAGGGTATGGAAAAAAGAATTAAAAATCTTGAAGATGCCATAGCTGACCTTAAATCTAAAATGGGAGAAAAAGATGTTAAAGTTTCTGAGGAGGACAAAGAAGAACTTAAACAAGAAGTTAAAGAGGAAGTAAACCAACAGTTAAAAGAAGAATTATCTCAACCTGCATCTGCACCTATTAAACATACACCAGAGGTAGGTAACAAACAAAAACAAAATTTTAGAATTAGTCCTAACAGGCGACCTTCTACTATGGACTATATCTTAAATCAATTAAATAAATAAAATTAAAATTCCAAAATTATGCCACAACCAACTATCACAACTACTTACGCAGGAGAATTTGCAGGTAAGTACATTGCTGCCGCTCTATTGAGTGGTAACACTTTAAGTCAGGGTGCAATTGAGATTAAACCAAATATCAAATTTAAAGAAGTTATGAAAAAAGTAGTTACTTCTGGTTTAATTACAGATGACTCTTGTGACTTCACATCTGCTGGGTCTGTAACACTTACAGAAAGAATAATCCAGCCAGACCAATTTCAAGTAAATCTTGAATTATGTAAAACACCTTTTGAATCAGATTGGGGTGCAGTATCTATGGGATATTCTGCATTTGATAACCTACCTCCTGATTTTTCAAGTTTTTTAATCGCTCACGTTGCAGAACAAGTATCTGCTTCTACAGAAAGCAATATCTGGCAAGGCAACCTAGGTGGTGCTGTAGCAGGAGAATTTAATGGATTCACCACTTTGGCTACTGCTGATGCTGATGTAGTTGATGTTGCCGCTGTAGGTGGAGGAGTAAATTCAGGAAATGTTATCGCTGAATTAGGAAAAATTGTTGATGCTATACCAAGCACATTATACAATAAAGATGATATGTTTATCTATGTATCTCAAAATATCGCTAAAGCATATGTTAGAGCATTAGGTGGATATGCTGCTTTATCTAATGTTGCAGGAACTGAAAATGTAGGTTCTGTTGGTGCAAATGGTATCGATGGCAGAGGAACACTATGGTATGGTGGAGGTGAAAACCTTTCTATCGATGGTGTAAAAATCTTTGTTGCTAATGGATTACCAAATAACTATGCAATGGCTGCACAAAGAAGTAATTTATACTTCGGAACAGGATTAATGTCTGACTATAACCTAGTTAAATTAATCGATATGGCTGACATAGATGGTAGTAAAAATGTTAGAGTAATAATGAGATTTACTGCAGGAGTACAGTATGGAATAGGTTCTGAAATAGTACTTTATTCTTAATAAATAAATTAACCAAAATAAGGGTAGGTGGGTAAATGCCTACTTACCCTTTTTTTAATAAAAAAAAATAATTATGGCTTGTACATTATCTACCGGAAGAAAAGTCCCGTGTAAAAGTGCCTTTGGAGGCATAAAAAGTGTATATTTTGCAGATTTTGGTAGTTTAACTGCTGTAACTGTGGATTCTACTACTAAACAAGTAACTACTTTAACAGGTAGTCCAACTTGGTATGAATATGATGTAAAAGGTAATTCCTCTTTAGAAAGTACTGTAACAAGTTCTAGAGAAAATGGAACTACTTTTTTTACACAAACTTTAAATTTAACTTTAACTTACTTAGATGCTAAAACTCAAGCTGAAATTCAAGTGCTTGCAGTAGGTAGACCTTATATTGTGGTTGAAGATTATTATGGAAACCAATTTTTATGTGGATTCGAGAATGGATGTGAATTGACTTCAGGAACTACGGTTACTGGGGCTGCCGCAGGAGACCTCTCAGGATTTACTATGGTGTTTGAAGCGATGGAAGAAACAGCACCATATTTCCTAGATTCAGGATTAGTAACTGGCGATGCTACACAAATCGACCCAACAGCATAATCCTAATTTATATATTTGAAATTAAGCACTCTTATGGGGTGCTTTTTTTTTGATTTTTAATTTCTACAAAATAAGTTAATTAATACGTTATATAGGTAATGATAGTTTTTACTACAACAACATCAGCACAAACATTTAAAATAATTCCAAGAACATATGGAGCTGAATTTACTATGTCTATTACAGATGATAGCACTAATATTCCAGTTTTTTATGAGATTAACAATGCAATTACTGATGTTAATTATTTAAAATTTACACAGGCATTTAGTCCTGTATTGGTTGAAGGTCATTTTTACGATATTAGATTATATACAGATTATAATTTTTGGAACATTAATTATTTATTATGGGAAAATGATAATAGTTTATGGAATGTTGATAGACCTACAGATGCTACTATTTATAGAGATAGGATTTTCTGTACAGACCAACAAGTTGACCAAATGGAAGATGAATATTACGATATAAATTTGGATAAGTATAAGACTTTTAATTCCTTTGACAATACATATAAGGTATTTTAATTATGAAAAAAAATAGAAAAAGAGATAATTTAGGTAGGTTTACTAAAAATAGGTCAGAGTTTAGCTTTGTGAATTTAGCAACTTATACTAGTCCTGAAATTGTAGAGGTCAAAAATAAAGAATGGGTAAAATATGGTATTGACAACAACTATTTCCAATTTTTAATTGACAGATACAATGGTAGTCCTACAAATAATGCCTGTATTAATGGAATAAGTCAACAAATTTATGGCAAAGGTTTAAATGCAACTGATGCTAGTGACAAACCAATGGAATATGCACAAATGATAACATTATTAAAACCTGAAATGGTACAAAAAATATGTTATGATTTAAAATTAATGGGGCAAGCAGCCATACAAGTAATTTATTCAAAAGATAGAAATAGGATTGCACAATGTGAGCATTTTCCTATTGAAACATTAAGAGCTGAAAAAGCTGATGATAAAGGCGAAATAAATGGTTATTATTATTTTAATGATTGGACAAAAATTAAACCATCTGATAAACCTTTAAGAATACCTGCTTATGGTACAAGTAATCAAAATATAGAAATATATTATATAAAACCTTATAAGGCAGGATTTTATTATTATTCTCCTGTTGATTATCAAGGTGGATTACAATATTGCGAATTAGAAGAAGAAATTTCTAATTATCATTTAAACAATATAATGAATGGTCTTGCACCATCTATGCTTATTAACTTTAATAATGGTACACCAAATCAAGAGCAAAGAGAATTAATTGAACAACGTATAGCACAAAAATTTTCAGGTTCAAGTAATGCAGGTAAATTTATATTAGCTTTTAACGACAACAAAGAAAGCCAAGCTGAAATTACACCTGTACAATTATCAGATGCACATAATCAATACCAATTTTTAAGCGATGAATCAACTAAAAAAATATTAGTAGCGCATAGGGTGGTAAGTCCAATGTTATTAGGTATAAAAGATAATTCAGGTTTAGGAAATAATGCTGATGAAATTAAAACAGCATCCTTGCTTATGGATAATACAGTTATCAGACCATTTCAAGAATTATTAATAGGATGTTTTGACAAATTACTTGCTTATAACGATATTGCTTTAAATCTTTATTTTATTACACTACAACCATTAGAATTTACTGAGGTTGACCCTACCATCCAAGATGAAGAAACAATTGAGGAGGAAACAGGGGTTAAATTATCAGAGGAGGAGTTAAAAATGATTGATGGTAAAAGAGCATACAAAACAAAAGAAGAAGCTGAAAAGGTTGCCAAAGAAAAAGGTTGTAATGGTTCTCACGAACACGAAGTCAATGGTGAGATTTGGTATATGCCTTGTATTAACCACGAAACTTTAAAAAGTCCTTGTTGGGATGGTTATGTAAAACGTGGTACAAAAATTAAAGATGGTAAAGAGGTTAATAATTGTGTAAAGGCAAAACAAGAACTTTCAGAAGATGAGGTTGAAGTTGTTTTAGGTTCTTTAGCTAGTAGTGCCATAAAGATGGATGAAAAATATGTTTTTGTAGATGAAGTAGGTGAGGATGAAAAAGTAAATAATGAAGATTGGGCAAATTATTTAATCAAAGAAAAAAAATCAACCTTAAGCAAAATAAGGGATGTTTTGGGCTTAAAGAGTGCTAGTGAAGATAATGTTGGAAGTGTAAATGATGGTTCAGCTTTTAGCTCCCTAGACAGCAAAAATGGTTTATATAAAATTAGATATAAATATGCTGAGGGAATGGAAAAAAGTGATAATTCAAGACCATTTTGTACAGAAATGATGAGATTATCTAATAGTGGTTTAGTATGGAGGTTAGAGGATATTGACAATGCTAGTTTTGGCAAATTAGTTGTTGAAAATGGAAAAGGAGTTAGAAAAGACCAAAAAGTAAATATAGATTTTAGACATAAACCAGATTTACCTTATAATATTTTTGAATTAAAAGGAGGTATATATTGTCGTCATAAATGGGTAAAGGTATTGTATAGGTTAGTTAGTAATACAGAAGTTTCTGAAAATTTAGATAATTATAAAAAAGTTAGAAGTATACCTAAATATGCACAAAAAAATCCAAGAGGAAGTAAAAAGGCAGGTATAGCAACAGATGAACAAAAAGGAAAAGGAGCTTATCCAAAATAAATAATAATTATGGCACAACCACTATTTATAAATAGAACAGATTTAATTCGTAATTCCATAATAGATGGAAATGTAGATACGAATAAATTTATATATTTCATAAAAATTGCTCAAACAATACATATCCAAAATTATTTAGGTACTGAATTATACGAGGAATTTGAGAATATGATTACAGCAGGAACATTAACTGAACAAGCTAATCCAAATCATTATAATTTAATGGTTGATTATATACAACCTATGTTAATATGGTTTGCTCAAGTCGACTATTTACCATTTGCTGCTTACCAAATTAAAAATGGTGGAGTTTTTAAACATAGGTCAGAAAATAGCGAATCTGCTTCTAAAGATGAGTTAGATTATTTAGTTGCAAAGGCAAGGGAATACGCAGAGTATTATACAAGAAGATTTATTGATTATATGAATTTTAATCAATCAACTTTTCCAAAATATTATCAAAATACTAATAACGATATTGACCCTAGTCAAGATGCACTATTTAATGGATGGATATTATGAGATATAAACCAAAAGAAAAAAATATACAAAAACTAAAAATGTTTTTAAAGAAACAAGAAAAAAATAAAAAATAATTATGGCTACTTTATATAATACAAGAATTTCGGATACTTATCCTGGTTTGATTAAAACAATAGATAACCTTGCTATTAATGCTACACTAAGAGAACTTACTGATGGTACAGGAAATGCTTCAGGATTGTTTTTAAATAATGTAGGAGATTTTAAAGTAACTGCTATTTTAGAGTTTGGTTCTTTAAAAGATACAGGAGAAAATATAATTATAAGCAAATTTGTAGATGAAGCTGATGGTATTGCTAATAACGACAACGATACCTCTATACCTACAACTGCTGCAATAGTTGATTATGTAGCTGCTCAAATCACAGCTGAAGATTTAGATTTTACAGGAGACACAGGTTCAGGGCAAATAGATTTAGATTCACAAATATTTGCTATTGGTGGTACAAGTAATGAAATAACTACGGTTGCTTCTGGTCAATCTTTAACATTATCTTTAGATTCAACAGGTGTTAATTTACCTAACAATTCAACTGCAATTACTCAAACAGCAGGAGATAACTCAACTAAAATTGCTACAACTTCTTATGTAGATACTTTAGATGCTGCAAGTGATTTGGATTTTTCAGGAGATAGTGGAACAGGTGATGTAAATCTTAATGCGCAAACATTTGCAATTACAGGAACAGCTAATCAAATAGAATCAACTGCTTCAGGTCAAGGTTTAAGTTTACAATTTCCAAGTGCAGGAGTTACATTACCAAATGGTTCAGTAGCCACTACACAAAGTGCAGGAGATAATAGTACAAAAGTAGCCACAACTTCTTATGTTGATACACTTGATGCAGCTTCAGATTTAGATATAACTGATGGCACAAACAATGGAGATGTAAATTTAAATACTCAATCATTAAGTATTTTAGGAACTACAAACGAAATAGATAGTGTTGTAAGTGGTCAAAGCGTAACACTTGGGCTCCCAAGTCAAATTAATGTAAATGTACAGGGAAACCTTACAGGAAACGTTACAGGGGATGTTACAGGCGATTTAACAGGTAATTCAGCAGGAACACATACAGGTGCAGTTATAGGTAATGTTACAGGAAATGTAATTGGAAACGTAACAGGAGATTTGACAGGCAATGCAGATTCAGCTACTAAATGGCAAACAGCAAGAGATTTATCAGTTTCGGGTGAAGCAACAGGAACTATATCTAGTGTAGATGGTACAAGCAATGTTAGTGGTGCTTTGACATTAGATAATAATTCAGTTACAGGTAAAGTATTAACAGGATTAACTTCACCATCTGCAAGTACAGTATTAGCAACTGACACAATAGTTCAGGGATTTGGTAAATTACAATCACAAGTAAATGGTTTAGCAGGTGGTTTAAGATTTATTGGAAGTTGGGATGCCGATACAAATTCACCATTATTAAGTGATGGTGGTGGAGAATCAGCTTCAGGTACTACAACAGGTGTTGCTACAAATAAATTAATAGATAGTAATGCTTCTTTTACTTCAGCAGTTTTAAATGATAAAGTAGTAAATCAAGTAGATGGTCAAACAGCTACTGTAAGTGCAGTAGATAACGGTCAACAACTTACATTAAGTGCTGATATAATGTTAAGTGGTGAAGCATACACGATAGATAACCCACCTTATATAACACAAGGACATTATTATGTTGTCAGTAATGGAGGTGCTACAGATTTAAATGGTATTAACTCTTGGTCTATTGGTGATTGGGTTATTGCAGGTGCAAACAACGAGTGGACTAAATTAGACCATTCACAAGTAGATGGAACAGGTACACCTAGGTTTATAACAAAATGGTCTGCTAATCAAGTTATAGCAGATTCTATTATGTCAGAATCAGGAAGTACAATTACAGTAGCAGGAGCATTAACAACAAATACTAATTTAAGTTCAACAGGAAACTTTGCAGTAAATACAGATAAATTTACAGCTAATGCAACTACAGGTAATGTTGCCTTTACAGGAGATTTAGCAATCAATACAAATAAGTTTACAGTAAATGCAACAAGTGGAAATACAGTAGTTGATGGTAATCTTGGTGTCGGGATAACACCAGGTTCAAAATTTCAAGTTTCTGGTGATAGTGGTGGTGCTGATTCAATTGCTAGATTTCAAAACACAAATTCAGCTAAAGTTACAAGATTACAATTATTAGACAGTGCAGGAGCTGTTGGCGATGTTTTCATTGCTTACGACCATTCAGATGCAAGTTCAGCTAATCATTTTTTAGGTATGGGCGTAAATAATAATACAGCATTTAAACTTGATAATAATGATAACTCAACTTTTGCAGGATTAGTTTCAATAGGTAATAATACAGCAACTGATTTTTTGGATTGGCAACGAGATTTAGTTATTGGGGATGGAACTGCTGATGCAGGTTTAACTATATATCACGGTTCAGGAGGTGGAAATGGAGGTTTTATTGCTTTTGCTGATGGCAATACTGGAACAGATAGATATAAAGGTTATATTACTTATAGTGGTTCTGATGATATGAAATTTGCAACAAATACAGTAGTTGCCTTAACAATAGATTCATCACAAAACTCAACTTTTGCAGGACAAGTTAAAATTGATAGTACTGCAGGATATAAATTAAATGTTGAAGATAGTGCTTCTTTTCTTTTTTATGGTGCTACTGATGCTACAACAGGCAGTGTATTTAGATTACGCTCTAATAATAAAGCAGTTACAATAGTTGATATTGATGCAGCAGGAAACTCAACCTTTGCAGGAAATGTATCAGTAAATGGTTTGACAAATAGTGATTATGATGCT